CCTCTCTGATCATGTTGCGTAGTACGCGCAGATCGTGATTCTCGAGCCTACCGAGAGCGATATTTCGGTCTTCTAAGTCGGTAACAAATTTTAAAATCTCTTCGACAGCTCTATTCCATCCAAGACCAAAGCCTTCTGAATGTGCAAAGTCAATTTCATCGCTGGTTACAACCGCCTTGGGTGCCGGTAATGTGCCACCGGTAATGCCATCAATCACGCGGCTAATATGCGCGTTTAATTCTTCATGTAAATTGCTCATGTATTTTTCCTGTCTGATAGTAGTTTGATCGCTGATCTACGTCGGCGATCCCGGTTTTATCCCACCGACTTTTTCGGTGTGGTGTGATGGTAGAGAAGTGGCCGGGGAAAGTCAACATTCCCGGCCTAGTGTCTGGCGATGGCGAGCTAGTAGCCGCCGGCACACTCTCGCCGCGTGTGCGCTAGCCTTGAGCGTTTAGCATCGCGAAGAGTAGGGGTATAGATGACCCACCGGCAGGATCCGGATCCACACGTGGTAATCCATTCGCCGCCGGTGTAGTCGTAGCTGTAGCAGGATCTGGCTATGTTCTGGCCATCCTCTTCTGCTGCTCGTGAAATATTTTCTCGATCATGTCCCGAATATCTTGCTCGCTCATGTCTAAATGAGAGTAATCTTCCGGCTCGAACATGAAGTTATCTAGTAGGCTGCTAAGAGCAGCATCTAAAATGAATAACTCTTTATCCCGGGTCATTCTTTCGCTGCTCATGCTGTAGCCCACCCATTCTCGCTCATGGTCTGCCGGTAGGCTCGTTTCGCTTGCGCTAGCGTGTAGCCATAATAGGTGCGCGATTCAAGCCATGTCTGGCCACCGGATCGCACCATCGCGCTCACGATCCATGCGCCGCTCGGAAAAGCTCGCTGCGTGATCATGGCCTTAGATCCATTCCTGCTTGAGAGTGTATCCTGCATCCGCGCTAGGCATAGTGGCAGCGAATAGCACGCGCGAAAGCGTATAGACAGTGTGAAAGCCCATGTCCATCCCGGCACCGCCGACACGTAACACGCGAGAGCCATTCTTTTCAACTAGCGGCCATAGGAGCGCGTGAGCTGCATAATAAGTGATGTTCACTAGGCGATTATCTTTCACGATGTAAAGGCTCATCGTGCGGCTCATGCCGCTAGTCGATACGCTGCGTATCATCGTGTAAACAGTATCGCCGGGGGTTAGCATGGCCGATAGTCGCTCACGTGAGTGTTCGCGCTCGTTGATCTTTTCTTGCCGGGTGAGTGTTGCTTGAGTCATGTCTAGTTCCTGTCTAGTTAGGTTAAATTCTGGCCTAATGGCCAGATAGCAGACCCGGGGAAAGATCCCCGGATCCACTATCCGGCAATTATGCAACGCGCATCGGCATAAGCAGCAACTGCCATTGAATATCGCCGGCGCGTGTCTCGCATAATAGCGGCTTGCGTGATCCGCTTGTTCGGATGATAAGCGGCACACTCTTATCAATTCCCGGCACCTTAGCAAGATCGGCAAGGAAAGCCGGGTTAACGCCTATTTCATCGCTAGGCTCGAAAGTGGTGGGAATAAGGTGCTCATAAGGTGGGAAAGTGCCGCCCCATGAGAGGAAAGTAACGGATCCATCTATGGTGCTCACTGTAACGCGCTCGCCATCGATCGCGACATTTACGCGCGGATTAATAACGCGCTTACCGGTGAGCGGCTTAATGAGAGCGCGGATCTTAGCTGCATCCATCCGGTGGATCATCACCTTAATATCATGTCCCGGCTTAATTTCGAGCTTATCGAAAGCAACGCGGCCGATAAATAATCGGTAACGATCGGTGCAAGCGGCGATCAAGCTGCCATCTCTCGACTCTAAGCTAATACATTCGAGAGTAGGGAGAGAGCTATCTTTCCCACCGGCAAGAGCTGCACCGGCGAGAAGATCATCAAGCAGCGGCGCGTTCATGGTGAATTGAGTCGCTGTCTTTTCTAATGTTGCGTTCATGTTCATAGTTTCCTGTCTATGTAAAGAGCTGCCCTAGTTAGCCGCTCATAACCTAGCCTAGCGCGAGCTAGGCCAGATTAGAAGCATCTAATTAGATCCGAAATAACATGTTATAGAGTCGTGAAAGCACCACGAGCCGCCGCCCATATAGTTGACATGATCGACAAGGAATAGCAAGCCGGCCATCAATAGCCCGGCACCAATGAAAGCGACGATATATCCGCGGCGTGTAATTCTCATCATTCACCGGCCTTGTTCTCGATTAATTGGTCAACGATGCGGCCTAGATTCTTGCAACAATGACAGCCGCAATTCTGCACCCACTTCTGAATATCTGATAATTTAGCCATGATAGTTTCCTGTCTATGATGCGCGCCGGCGGCGCGTTGAGAGAATTAAACCATGCCCGGATCATGGCTAGTCAAGCCAATTTGGCCAGAATTTCGAGCTGTTATCTAATTGTTATAATCGGCCATTAGCCGATCTTTCCCCGGATCTTTCGCCAGATAGCCGGGTTAACAGCTCTCACCGGGCCATCATCGCCGGATCACCGGATCAATTCTTACCGCCGGATCTGGCCGGGTTATGGCCGCTTGATGGTCAGATAGGGCTGCATAGGGCTAGATGGACAGTTACCCCACAACCCCATCAACTCTCACCAATTCCCCTAATAAGTAAATGATTCGGCCTATAACATTTAATAAACGATCAATAACCGGCAAGAGATGGCGTAATCCCAAGCCCGCTGTGCTACGTCGTCGAGCGTAGAAGAAAAGTATTGCCCTAGCGTGGGAAAATGAGTCATCGACCGGGGGACTTTTAATAAACGCGCGCCGTGTATGTAACTATCACCCCAATGATTTTTTCTAAATAAATGGGGGCAGCTACAAAAATTCTTTTTTATGAAGTAGGCGTAAAATAATGACTTTATGTATTGTGACTAAGATCACACACCTCAAGGCGGGACAAAAGGCAAATTTCCCACCTTATACAATATAGAGGGGTTTGTGAGGCGCAGTGGCAAACCCCGACAGTACGGACGCTTCCAGCGTCCTTCCGATGGCCGAAGGTTTCACCGAAGGCCAGCGCTCCGGGCGTAGCCCTTCGCTTTAAGGGTTGGCGGCGTTACACGCCACCCATAGGTTATTTCCCAATGGGAACCATAGGCACCGCCCCAAGGGCGGCGCAGAATTTAAGGTGGGTGAATTGTATGGCTAAGCCATCGGCTAATAAATACAAGATCGCACCAGATAGCAAAGTGCCTGCTCCGCAGGCCAAGCAAACGATCTTAGAAATGATCACCAAAGGCTATTCCATCGCGGACGCAGTCCGCGCGACTGGAAAGTCAATTAAGTCCTACGAGTATTATCGCGCCTCTGACGCTCAGTTTAAAGAGGCGGTGGACTTAGCTCGGGCAGTCCAGCGCCGAGATGGGGTTATCAGCGAAGAGGATGCTTCGATCAGCTTCGAGGATTTTCGAGCCAAGTACCTCAACTCCCAGACCTTTGATCATCAACGTAACATTATCTCGATGCTTGAAGAGGGTAAGCCTGCTTGGATTCACCCAAGCATGCGGTACGAAGAGGGCTTTCCAAATTACGTGCTGGTGAACATGCCACCGGAACATGCCAAGTCCATGACGGTCAGCATTGACTACATCACCTATCGGATCTGTATCGATCCGAACATCCGTATCAAGATCGTGTCTAAGACCTTGACCATGGCAAAGGACTTTCTTTACGCGGTGAAGCAGCGGCTTACTCAGCCCGCTTACGCGGAACTTCAGCGGCGTTATGCCCCAGCGGATGGCTACAAAGAAGCATCGGACAAGTGGACGCAGGATGCGATCTACCTTGAACGCGACTCGGGCGAAAAAGACCCTACCCTGCAAGCCTTGGGTATCGGCGGCCAGATTTACGGTGCTCGCGCAGACTTGATCGTTCTTGATGACTGCGTGACCTTGTCTAACTCAAATGAGTACGAGAAGCAGATCCGATGGATCCAGCAGGAAGTGCTTACCCGTGTCGGTCCAACGGGAAAGATTTTAGTTGTCGGTACCCGCGTAGATCCTATTGATCTATATCGCGAGATGCGTAACCCTGATCGCTACCCAGATGGCAAGTCCCCTTGGACATATCTGGCTATGCCAGCGGTTCTTGACTTTGCCGATGATCCAAAGGACTGGAAAACCCTCTGGCCCCGCTCAGACAAGCCTTGGCTTGGAGATGACGCGAATATAGGCGAGGACGGATTGTACCCACGCTGGGACGGTCCTAACCTTCGTAAGCGCCGCGGTGTGCTTGACCCAAAGACATGGGCGATGGTTTATCAACAGCAGGATGTGGACAGCGAGGCTGTCTTNNCACCCGAGGCTGTTCGCGGTTCGGTATCNGGCATGAGAGCCATTGGCCCTCTTAGCCCCGGCTCTCCCGGTCATCCAAAGACCTTGGGTGGCAATTACACCATCTGCTCAATGGACCCAGCCATGTCGGGCGATACGTTCTCGATTGCCTATGCTGGCGATATTACAACTCAAAAGCGTTATGTCCTAGAGGCAAGCCGTATGCCCGCTCCTACGCCACAGCGTATTCGCGAGCTGATCTTTGAGTGGACTGAAAAGTACAAGCCATCAGTTTGGGTTATTGAGAAGAACGCATTTCAGTTGTTCTTGACAATGGACGAAGAGATTAACCGCTACCTTGCTTCACGCGGTATTCGCTTAGTTCAGCACTATACCGGTGCTAACAAGATGGATGCAGAATTTGGCGTAGCCTCAATGGCTCCGCTATTTGGAACAATTGACAAGCTCGGCAGCCACATGGGTAACAACCTTATTGACTTGCCACGCAGCGACAATGAAGGCGTTAAGTCGCTCATCGAGCAATTGATCACTTGGTCCGCTGGTACCAAAAATAAGCAGGATGGTTGCATGGCGCTCTGGTTTGCAGAAACTCAGATGCGCGATTACATCAACCANTCAGGAGCCTATGGCGGCTCCTTTATTAAAAACCCATTCCAAACACGCGATCAAATATCGCGTCGTAGGGTTATCAACATTGAAGACTATCAACGCGAAAAAGAAAAATTAGCGGCTAACGGGGGTTACCTATAGTGCTTGAGATTGATGTAATTTCGGACAAGCTCCGAAAGTTACGTGCGCACTACTTCACACGTGATTCACGTTATGACGATCTATTGGCGATCCGTCAGGGCAAGATCGATCAGGTCTTCCCGGGTATGTTCTCAGAGGACTATCCAAAGCCTATGATCGCAAACTTCATCGACGTTGCTGCACGTGACGTTGCCGAAGTTATCGCTCCGCTCCCTGCTTTCAATTGCATGACCACCAACACCACATCAGACCTTTCTCGCAAGCGGGCTGATAAGCGCACCATGATTGCTGCTGGTTATCGCGACACAGCCAACCTACAAACCATGATGTACACCGGTGCTGATCGCTACCTCACCTTTGGCTGGCTCCCATTCCTCATTGAAGCGGATTACGAGAACAAGCGCCCAATGATCCGCATCGATTCTCCTATCGGTGCATACCCAGAATTTGACCGTTTCAACCGCCTTGTTTCATATTCAAAGCGTTACGTCAAGACTGTACGCGAATTGATCAATGACTTTCCTGAGCATGAAAATGTTATCCGCGGTCAGTTTGAGAACCGCAACTCTGAGCGCATCCTTGAGATGTATCGCTATCAGGATAAAGAACAACTAGTCTTATTCTTGCCTGAGCGCAACAACTTTGTCCTTTCACGTGTAATGAACGAGCTTGGCGAAATTCCAGTAGCCATTGCCCTTCGTCCCGGCGTTGACTCAGATGAGCATCAGCGTGGTCAGTTTGATGACATTATGTGGGTACAGGTTGCTCGCTCACGCTTTGCTTCTCTTGCCCTTGAGGCAGCACANAAGGCAGTGCAGGCACCATTTGCTTTGCCATCAGATGTTAACGTTCTTGAGATTGGTCCAGATGCGACTATTCGCTCTGCTAATCCACAGCAGATCCGTCGTGTCGATCTTAACGTTCCACCGGGAATTTTCCAAGAGAATGAAATTCTCGATCAGGAAATGCGTACTGGCTCACGTTATCCAGAAGGCCGACTTGGTCAGCAGTCTGGTTCTATCGTCACTGGTCGTGGCGTTGAAGCGCTCATGGGTGGCTTTGATACACAGGTCAAGACAGCACAAGGCGTATTCGCAGAAACATTTAAAGAAGTTATACGTCTATGCTTTAAGATGGACGAGAAACTCTTTGGCGATGTAACCAANGAAGTACGCGGCATTAATGCNGGTGCTCCATATCAGATCACATACAAGCCAGCAGATGACATTCGTGGAGATTACTCTTGCGATGTTACCTACGGCATGATGGCTGGTCTTGATCCAAACCGCGCATTGGTATTNGGATTACAGGCACGTGGCGATAAGTTAATCTCACGCGACTTTCTCCGCCGTCAAATGCCTTGGGAACTTAACGTTACCCAAGAAGAAGAACGTGTTGAAGTTGAAGANNTACGCGACAGCCTNATGGCTGCCGTTGCTTCGTATGCAAACGCATTACCGCAAATCGCAATGCAAGGCGGTGACCCATCTAAGGTCATCAACGCCATTGCTCAGGTGATTCAAGGCCGTCAAAAAGGCGATCCTATTGAAGAGATTGTCATGCAAGCATTTGCTCCTGCACCAGCACCACAGGCACCAGAACAGCCTGCTGCACCGGGAGCAGAGCAAGGACAGCCAACACCCGGAGCACAGCCGGGGCAACCACCAATGGCACAAGGCGCGCCGCAAGGCCAAGGTGGCAATGCTTTGCAAAGCCTGTTAGCAGGCCTTTCGTCTTCTGGTAACCCGCAGTTAGCTGCATCGGTTAGCAGACGCTCACCCGCCTAACGTTACGAGTGAGAAAACCAATTCCCTATAGGAGATAAAAAATGGCAGTATTCAAATCAAATCTACAGTCACCACCAGTTAAGGTGGCAATGCAGGGTGGAATGGGATCATCTGAGGCTACAACTCAGAAGACCNGCATCCAAGATGCACCATCAGCAAAGTCAACTGGCAAGTCAGACATTAAGTNCACAGTCCAGCCANNTGGCACACGCGGCTCTGGCACAACTGCTGGAAAGCCACGCGCTTAATCAATGTATGACGAAGAGAGCGATAACGCCAATCAGGTGTTATCCGTCTGGGATGTTGTCGCTCTCTTTGCACATTTGTTAAAAGATTTATTTGTAAGTTTTGCAAAGTTTTTTGATGTATTGAGCAATATGTTTCTACATCAAGCAAATGTCGCGGAAGAGCAAAAACTCTTTCACGATGATGTTGTCCGAACCATTGAAACAATTATAGAGGGTGAGTGATTATGGCAGGCAAAGGCGGCTATCAAGCTCCAGCACGTCCCGCTGTTCAATCAGGCCCCGGGGCTTTAAGCCAACGCACCGATGGCGGACCTGCATCAAAGCAAGCAATGCGTTACATCTCTGGCATGCCTAATTACGGCGATGGTCAGGACATGATGCAGATCCAAGGCGGCGCTCCTATGGCCGCTACGCCTTCTCCTGCTGCACAAACAGCGCAGGGTGGGCAACAGCAAGGTGGCATGGCTGTACCGCCAGAAGGTTTTATTGGAGCGCATCAACCAAGCGCTGCCGATAATGCTTTGGCACCAGTTGCCACGCAACAACAGCAGGCTAATAATGGTATTCAGAGTGCGCTATTTTTGCTAAACTCTTTGGGTGATAATGCTTCACAGCAGGTTAAGTCCATTCGCAATGTACTTGCCGCCCACCTAATGAATCAGTCACAAGCAGGAACAGCACCTACTGCACCATCACCAGCGGCTCAGCCAATGGCGGGTGGACAGTAGCCTATGGCAGATACATTTAAGCCAGCACCTTCGCCAACATATACGCCATCACCAGAAGCAAGCACACTCGCTGCCAATCTTGATGCTATTGGCAAGGCTGGCCACACTAATCTTAACCCTCTTGCGCAGACAACAGTTGCGCAGAACGCGGGTAGCACACAAAGCGTTGTCGATCATGCTGGTTTAATTAGCCAAGCAACTCAACAGACTACGCCAGAAAAATCAATTTCTGAACCTGCCATTAACAACAATCCCGGCCTTTTACAGATGGCTGCTTCATTCCTGCATCACCAATATGGCCCAATTCCAGTCCTTACATCTGACGTTGGCAATATCCAACAAGGTTTGCAGGCTAGAGG